AAGCACTCTGGAGATTGCACTATAATATTCCTACAGCTAAGACATACAATAACTGCTCATTAGACCAGGCACTTGATTGGTGTACTCAAAACATGGGTGGTGACTGGGAAGTTGTTAATAACTCCAAATCGTCTTTAAAGCAAACAATTTCATTTTCTGGTTCAGACATGGGGTCAGCAACAATCCAATCATTACTTCAAGCATATAATGTTGAAATGGACTGTTATGTGCTATTAAATCGTACTGAAACTAGGATCGCTAGAAAAGTTGTGATAAAAAAAGACAAGTCTAAACAACTAACCAAGATCACTCCCAAGCAACGCCAGATCATCAACCTACATAACCAACACCCAAACGCATCAGGTAGAGAGATAGCAAGGCTCGCAAAAGCCGACCCAAGTTATACAATAGACATACTCCAACGCTACGGATTGATTGAGCAAAGCATTAGCGATTACAAAACACATCGGGCAGACATACTAGCTGGGTTACAACATAGGATTATATCGAGCATCACCGATGAGGACATTCAAAAAGCTCCGATGGGGTCTAGGGTGCTAGCGGCAGCGCAGCTATATGACAAGGAGAGATTGGAGCGCGGCCAGGGATCGGGGGACAAACCCATGCTGATAATCGTACAGCGTATAAGTGGGGCGACGCCTCCACCTCAAGCCCAAGATGCCCAGTTTGATGTTGACATAACTCCAAATCCAGACCACTCCACCACGTAAGTACTTGATATGATTCAAGACGTATGTTTACATAATACTGGTTATACGACATAAACACAAAAACCCTTTCCAAAGTGGAGCATAGAGCAGATGGATGGCATGAGCGGCAGGGGCAGGCGAGGGCAGGACGGACATGGGCAGAGTGGATGCGAAGGGTAAAATAAAGATCGTTATTCCAGGGGCGAGAGGCAGGGGGTGACCCCTTCGACGGGGTGGGTGGCGACTGGTAATATCCCCATCCCAGACTTTTAAATATAAAAGAGTTCTAAAAGGCCTTATGATTCGTTCCAAGCCAGCTAATAAGAAGTATCGCGCCAATTACGACAGGATATTCAGGAAGAAGAGAAATGGCTCGTCCAAGCCGAGTTAAGCCACAGGAGCGCCCCAGGGTTAATTTTGACGTTGATGTCGCCAAGTTCACGGAGAGACAGATCAGCGCCGTTGATATGCTGGACAGCGGGGAGAAGAAGTTTGTCTTGTACGGCGGGGCTTTGGGGGGAGGGAAGAGTTACTTTCTTCGTTGGGTGGCTGTTAGGTTATTGGTGTATTACGCGCAGGAGTATGGGTTGAAGTATGTTCAGGTCATGCTGGCGTGCGAGGATTACCCTTCGTTGAAGGACAGACAGATCGGCAAGATGGCTAGGGAGTTTCCTTCGTGGTTGGGGACGATGTACGTTGACCACAAGGAGTATGGAAGGTGTTTCATATTGGCGGAGGAGTTTGGCTGCGGGGTGATTTGCTTGAGGAACTTGGATGACCCGGCCAAGTATCAGTCTGCCGAATTTGCCTCTATTTTGGTGGATGAGCTGACCAAGAACGATTTAAACACCTTTACCGATTTGAGGATGCGTTTAAGGTGGCCTGGGATTCCCGATATGAAGTGTTTTTTCATAGGGGCCACGAACCCCGGAGGAATCGGACACGCCTTTGTCAAAGCTCTTTGGATGGACAAGATTTTCCCTGATGAGTTCTTGAAGCCTACCGATTACTCCAAGACCTTTGGGTATATTCCTTCCAAGGCAGAGGACAATCCACACTTGGATGACGCTTACTGGGCGGGTTTGCAGACCCTTCCACCGCATTTGAGGGCTGCTTTTAGGGATGGGTCTTGGGATTTGTTTAAGGGACAGGCCTTTCAGGAATGGTCGAGGGCTTACCACGTTGTTGACCCGATATATTTTGAGCATAAAGACGGCAAGAAGCGGTTGTATCCAGAGGGGGCGCCGCTTTTTATGACGTTTGACTGGGGCTTTGGAGCGCCGTTTTCGATAGGATGGTGGTGGATTGACCCCGACGGTAGAAAATACAGATTTTCAGAGTGGTACGGGTGGTCGGGCGCACCGAATCAGGGGATGAGGATTTCAGATACAGAGATTGCCGCCGGAATCATCAAACGCGAACAGATTATGGGGCTGAACACCATCGAGGAAAGACTTGGATTGAAGGTCTATAACCCTCAAATCACTCGATTGTGCGACCCTACCTGCTTCAACAAGAAACCTGACTACCGCGGGGGAGGCCAGATGCCTTCTACTGCGGAAGTTTTTATGAATACGGGGATTATTTTGGCTCCCGGCGACCCGTCCAGAGCCTTAAAATACCGCCAATTCCACGAACACTTGAAAGTTCCCTATGACGACGAGGGGAAAGTGTGCGGGATACCCATGATTCAGGTTTATTCTGATTGTTCGCACTTTATCAGGACAATCCCGGCGTTGATTTTGGATGAACACAACATTGAAGACATAGATACAGACTCCGAAGACCATGTTTTTGACGAAGCCTGCCATATTATGATGCACAGACCCGTAAGAGCGGAAAAAACATCAAGTCTAGTGCATAGACCGCCTGAAAACATAAGCAAGGTGGCTGATTTGGAACAAAAGCAGATTTGGGAAGACATTAAGCGAGCCGAGGAAATGGAGAACGCTCTATATGATTACTGAAGTTATTGTTATCGTTGCTTTAATTTTGGTCATAATCTCCCAATGCTATCTTATACACGACTTGACCGCAAAATTCGACCAAAAAGAGAAAGATTTGCTCAATAGAATCATGTCACGGAATTACGAAACCTTTGTTCAGGGTGAAATCGTGCAGCAGCCCCAGAAGCCTTTGACACCGGAGGAAATCTACGAACAGCAGCTTGAGCGTGGTACCCCGGTATGAAAAAAGAGATATTCAAAGATAAAGACAGTTTGAAGTTAGCCATAGACGGGTTCTTTGACGACCGTTTGGACACTTCCCGGCAGATGATGGAACAGATTATCGCTAGGAACATTCTCTATTACATCGGGGAGCAGTATCTTGAGTATGTCCCTTCAAGCGGCCAGTTTAGACGCAGAATGGCAAGCTCATTTCTGCCGACCCCTGTTTCCAACGAAGTCAGGGAATACGTAAGATCAGTCGTCGCCATGCTGATGAACCAGAAAATGGTTCCTAGAGTGTGGCCGAATACCGACGAAAAAGAGGACGTTCAAGCCGCCGACGCCGGACAAATGCTTCTGGTGGCTTTGGATCAGGCGCACGATGCGAGATTTCTGGATGAGAAAGAAAAATTAGTCATCCTTCTGTGTATCGCAGGAACGGCGTTTATGCGTACCTATGCCGACGCGGAAGGGGGCGTTTGGCTTCCTGACGGTTCTAAAACAGGTGATGTCGCCACCGAGTGCATACTTCCCTTTAATGTGCGCCTTGACACGCTGGGGGACAGCTTAAACCAAAAGCGATGGATTGGGATTCAGTCCCTTAAAGACAAGGAATGGGTTGAGGACACCTTTAAGACCAAAATCGAGAATAAGGATGAAGACAGGTCGCAAATCGACTACCAGAGATATTTGAGTAAATTGGTTCAGTCCGTCAGCCCGTGGAAAGGCAGACCTATTGTCGTGCAGTCCATGACCGACGACGAGGACAACCTTGTTTTATTCCGAGAGGTCGAGTTTGCTCCCACGAAACAACATCCAAATGGCCTTTATGCCGTGTGCTGCGGCGGGAAAGTAATCTTAAAGAAAGACAGGCTACCAATTCAGACTACGGGCGAAGAATGGTATTACTCTTTGACAGACTTCCATTATAACCGTGTCCCAGGAAGATTCTGGTCTGACCCCGGAGTAAACGACCTTATTTCCCCGCAGAACATCATCAACGAGATAGACCAGGCCCTCGCCATTAACAGAAAGGGAATGGGAAGACCCAAAGTCCTGACCCCCGGAGATGTGGGGCTGAAGAAGATAGGTCTAGGTGGTCATGGGTTCATCGCTCTTTCCTATAATCCTATAATGGGGCAGAAACCAGAATTTAAGGAAGGCACGCCTTTACCGCCGCAGGTTTTAGAAGAACGCAAATTCCAGAAAGAGCAGATGCAGGACGCTTCCGGCGACCCGAAGAACGTCTTGAGAGGCCAGCAACCGTCAGCAAACGCAAGTGGCGTCTTAACAGAGGGATTGAGAGAAACAGCAGAAAGAGGACGCTACCCTGACATCGAGAGATTCAATCGGTCTTTATCGAGGGTCTATAAGAAACGCCTTTTGGTCGCGCAGGAAGTGTTTACCGAGGAAAGGCTAATCAAGACTTTAGGCCGTGTAAACAAAGTCAAGATTACCAAGTTCAAGGCTTCTGATTTGAGGGGGAACACCGATGTTCGATTGGAGCTTGATTCCTGTTTGATTCAGACCAAATCCGGCCAATCGCAGATGTTTCTCCAGATGATTCAAAACGGCTTCTTTGAGGACGGGAAAATTTCTCCGAATGTCCGACAGGAAATCTTGCAGAGACTTGGCGTTTCCACCTTTACCGATGAAGTGAATAACGATGTTGAACGTGCGGAAATGGAGAATGTTTCCGTGGCTTCCGGTGAATTAAAGGTCATGCTTGCCGAATTCAACCCCGAAACCGGAGAGGATGAAGTCCTTAACTTAACCCATTGTTTAAGTATGACAACCATGAAGCCCACTTTGAGGCGCATCGTAAATACATCATTTCGCCAGAATTTGCGGAATTGCCTGAACAGTATCAGCAGGTTCTTATTGCCCACACCGATTTGCACCATAAGATGATTTCCGACAAACCGCCTGATATTCGGGATTACGTCCAGATAGACAAGATACTCCTGCCGGGTGTGTTGAAGGAAAGCGAGAGGGCGCAGGTGGTCGAGAAATACTTGGGCATTACGCCGGGTGACGAACCCATTGTTGGCATACCGGATGCTGATACTTTCATCAAGACCAAACAGAAAATAGCTTCCGAGGAACAGCGGAACGACTTGAAGGATAAGGAAATTAGAGCAGACCTTTTGAAAACAGGAATGACCAATGCCGTATCGCTTGAAACAAGTAAAAAGCGGGACGAAGGTGGTAAGCCTAGAACAAAAAATTCAC